AGAATATGCCGATCTTACGCCCCGCCTTCTCCAGCCAGATCGCCTCTTCCAGATCCAGGTCACTGGGCAGAATCAGCTCATAGACCGTGCCGTCGATCCTGATGCTCGGACGCTCTTGCCGGGTCTGTAGATCAAGAATCTCGGCCATTACGCTGCCGGATCGGCGTCCTGCATCACGAGCTGGCCGAACTTCTCCGCCTCGGTCGCCGCGTCCGGATCCTCCAGCGCGGTGAACTCGACCTCCAGGCCTGCCGCTCCGCCCTTGGAGAACACGGGAGCCGGGCTTGCGCTCTGGTAGACTACGGGCACCTGGTACTGGCTGTTCCAGCCCGCCCCGTAGCCGGAGGGTCCCCGGACCAGGAGCGCCCAGGTGGCGACGCTGTGACCCTGATGCAGGTCGATGTCCCGGAAACCGGCATCTCCGCCGCCCGCGGGCGTGTCGGTCGGTACGGCGTTGTTCAGGACCTTCCCATACTTCTCCAGGGTCAGGTTGTGGAGCATGAAGGCGATCTTCAGGCCCTCTTCGGTGCGCGCCACCTTCACGGGCCCTGTGGCCTGGCCGCGGTGCTCGAACAGGGATTGCTCATGGGTAACGGTCACGCCGTCCTCCCCGTACTCGCCCTTGTTCGCGCCCAGCAGCCCCCAGTTGCCCCCGGGAGTGTCCTCGATGGCCGGGAAGGCTTCGCCCACCGGCGCCAGGTACACGTCGAAGGGGCTTACGATGATCTCATAGGGTTCCATGTGAACCTCCTCTATACAATTTCTCGCTCATCCGCCTGCACGGTGATGCTGCGCCACTTGGCCGGCCAACCGGTGTCCGCATCCCGCACGGAGATCGGACCCCCGGCCTGCCCGGCGTTGTGGAGCAGCACTCCGTCGACGGTCTGGCGATCCAGCGCTTTCAGCGCGCTGTACACTGCCTGATCTACTCTCCCGGCCTCGTAGGCCGTTTCCCCGAAACACCACACGTCCAGCCGCGGTTCGGCAATCCGCAGGAAGCGGTTGCGCTCCACGCCGCCGGATTCCCGCAAGAGCACCAGCTTGCGCGGCTCCCGGCGCTCGACCTCGGTCCGGGGCACCTCGTCCCCGTAGACGCGCACTCCTACCAGGTCCGCAGTGTCCGCGTCGTCCTTGAGGAAAGCGATGAGCGCGGCCAACACGTCCGTCATCCCAGTTCCCTCCGGATGCGCTCTGGCAGCTGGGGATACAGCCGGTCAGCCACCGGCCGCACGAAGTCCCGGCCCCGGGTCCCCGGATGCTGGACGCTCTTCACCGGATGGTCCGCCCCCGGCCAGTACAGCGCTTTCTTGCGGCGCGGGCGGATCACGTGCGGCCGGGTCCCGAGGATGACGGCTAGGGCGTACTTGACATTCCAGATGCCCCACATGCCCGCCACCACTGAGCGACTGACCTGCCGCGCCACGCGCATCTGGATGCCGCCCTGGAGTGTAGCGGTGATCCGTGGGGCATCGCCCTTGGCCTCCCGCACACAGTCCGCCAGGACGCTGTTGATCCCGCGCCCGGCGGCGAGCATCACCCTGTCCCGCACTTCTTCGCCCCGCCAGTTGAGCATCAGCTGTACTCCCTCAAGCTCACCTGCAGGTGATCCCTGCGGCGCAGCACGGCGTCCACGTACATCATGGCGAACAGCTCCTCACCTCGCCGGTCGACCACGGTCAAGAGCCGGTCCTTGTGGTCCACGTCCGTCGCCAGCGGGAAGATGGCGCCGGGCAGATCCAGGGTGATCTGATCCTGATCGCCGATCCGGGTCCGCCGGCCTCCGCCGCGGGCAGCCCACACGTAGCACGGCACCTCGATCCCCACGATCTGCCAATCGGTCCTCGGATTTCCATAGGCGTCTTCCGTGCCTGCATTTCGCTCGATCGTGGCCCGCATGGTCATCCGCTGCCGTGCGCTCACCATTCCGGTCCTTACGCGAAGCTCCAGCCCGATAGCCGCGCGAGGAGCGCCGAACGCTCCTGTTCGTACTTGACCGATCGGGCTGCGTAGTCGCCCACGGTCTCGGAGTCCAGCGCGTTGTAGGCCACGGCCAGCTTCACCAGGTCGATCGTGACCCGAAGCCGACGCTCCAGGTCATCCTTGGGCTCGTATAGGACCGTGACCACCTCGCCCCAGGTCGATCGCGGGTTGGTGCCTGTGGCCAGCCTCTGGATCTGCCGGCCTTCGTAGCGCAGCCGGTAGTCATCGGCGGCCAGGGTCGTCTCCTCCCCTGCGACCTCTTCGACGATCGTGGTGATCTCGATGGCCTTACGCGAGAGAAACAGGGCTGTGGCCAGGGTCTCGCCGGTGAACGTGTCGGTCTGTGTGCTCCGTTCCCCGTGGGCCTTGACGATTTCGCTTTCGGCGTCGTCGATGAGCCGCTGGAGCGCGTTGTCCTCGAGGTCGGTCTCCAGATACGCCCGGAGCGCGACCACTGTCAGGTCGCTCATGGCCGACCCCCTAGATCTGTAGGACCGCGACGGTCAGGCCCGTGATCTCCGAGAGCGTGAAACGGAGATCGCCAGCCGAGTCGTTGAAGATCGACTGCGGAAACGGGCCGGCGAAGATATCGCCCGTAGTGGCCGGCACACTGAAAGTGTTCTCCGCCACGGCCAGTCCCGCAACGGTCTTCGGGGTCTGGACCGTCACCGTGCAGTCTCCCGCTCCGGCTTTCTTGAAGTGCAAGACCACACGGCCGTTGTTCCGCACGAGGTAGGTGTTGCTCGTGCTCAGGGAGCCCGTGTAGGTCGCCGCCAGCCCGTCCTTGAGGACCCGTTCTGGAGTCAGTGTTACTTCTGCCATGGTCTACTCCTCTTCGGCAGGCTCGATGGTGAGCCCGCCCGCCTTGTCTTCCGGATGCTCGACCATCTTATTGGCCGGCTTCCGCCCGCGTTTTTCCTGGATTCCGCCATCTTCCAGGCCGTACTGCCGCACGATCGGAAGCGGGATCTCCTGCCCCTTGGCCACCAGCAGGTACGCGGCGCGCTTGTCGCCCTCCCGCACCACGGTCCTGCGGTCAGTCGCCAGGTACAACCGTTCGCTTGCGATCATTTCTTGACCCCGCTTTTCTTCGCCGGCTGCCGCTTGATCTCCGGCGGCACGATCACGCCTTCCGGTTCTGCCAGCGGCGGCAGCAGCCCGTACCGGCGCGCGAGCTCGTCGGGGATCTCCGCGCCCTTCTTGGCGAACAGCAGCCGGCCGGTGCGATCGGTGTCCGGCACAACCCTGCCGTCTGCCGTGAGGTACAGCCGTTCGGTTACTCGCATCGTCTCACTCCTTGCAAGGTGGCGGGATACCCAAGGCATCCCGCCACTGATTCTCTCTTCCCTCGTCCGGCTACTTGTTGATGTGCGCCATGATGAGGCTGTTCAGGAATCCCGCATTCGTGATGTTGTTGATCGACAAGAAGAACGGCTCTCCCACGTAGGGATGGATGACAGCCAGATCGTAGTAGGACGAGACCACCGATGCGGTCAGGTGTAGCTTCAGGCTGGAGTTGTCTCCCACCACACCAAAGATCATGACTTTGCCGAGGGCCGCGATGGCCGTCCCGCCGGCTCCCGCATCCACTCCGACGATATTGTTGGTCAGCGTGATGACGCTGCCCGCGATGGATGCGATCGTGTTGAACTCCCAGGTGCCATCGGTAAGCTGGTAGGCGATGATGTCAGGCGTCGCCGCCGCGTTGCCGGCCGGGTCCGTGGGAGCAACGGTACACGTGATGGCCTTCTGCCCAGAGAGCGCGAGCACGGAGGCCGTGTTGCGCGACCCGGCCCCGTTGGCGTACATGAAGCTCGCCGTATGCGCCGTGGCCGCCGCGAGGTACTGCAGGCTCTTGAGCCCCAGCCGGACCCCGTCGATGGCCGGCAGTTCCTCCGTGATGGCGGTGTTGGCTGCCTCGGTGTGGTAGTCCTTGACCGTGAATGCGTGAACGTATGCTTCGATGCTCATGGTTTTTCCCTTTCCTTGAGCGTAGGATAAGGAGCCCCCATGCGAGGGCTCCCATACGAACCTACATGGCCGTGACGGCGCAGAACGCCGCCGGGCGATAGACCGGGAAGGCTACGCGGATCTCCGCCCGGATCACCAGCTTGTTGTAGATGAAGTAGTTGTCGTGGCTGTCGGTGATCTGGATGTCGATCCCCTTCTTCTCGAAGAGCTGGCAGAAGTTGGGGAAGTCCCCAACCAGCGCCGTGTGCTCGGTCTCCGCGTCGCTCTCGACCACGGGCAGGCCCCAGATCCTCGTGGGCCCGACCTGGTCGGGATTGCCCAGGACATACAGGCCATCGTCGGTCCGAGTGAGCCGCACTTCCTGGAAGTCGTTCGGGTGCATGATGATGACGTTCGGGATGGCCCGGCCCGTGACCCGCACCCGCTTGATCGCGTCGTACAGGGCATCGAACCGGTCCCCCGCGCGGACGAAGGTCTGAATCCCGGCGACGTTCAGGATCCCAGCCAGGTTCGGCGCCGCGCCGTTGCCGACCAAGAGCTGGCTATCCAGCCGCTGGCGCAGCATGAAGCCCAGACGATTGTTCAGGTAGGTGCGTACCCCTTCGACATCCTCCAGCTGCTCGGAGGTGACGGGAATCCATACCGCGATCTTGCGCACCGGACTGGAGCGCTCGGTCAGCGCCAGGGCCGCCTCGGGCTTGGCGCCCGCTTCATCGACCTCGGCAGCCGCGTTCGTGAAGGTCGTCTCCTCCATGTACACGATGGCCGTCTGGTTCGTGGTCCCTGGAGGGATCAGGTCGATGATCTGGATCGGCCGCGTGGCAAAGTCCACGACCTTGCCGGTGCGGATCGTCTCAGGCGCCCAGCCGGCGGCGGTCTGGAACAGGGTCTTCAGGTCCACGTTCTCCAGCATCGCCACCGGACCCTGCTTGCCGCCCTTGAAACCCGTGAAGGCTTCGCTCTTGACGAACAGGTCCCCGATCATCTGCGGCTCGAAGTCCTGCTTTTTGATGTCGGGGAACGCGACCCCGCCCATGGCCTCCATGGCCGCCTGGCGTTTCTTCGTGGCTTCCGAAGCGCCGTCCAGGGCGACCAGGTCGTCGATCTCCTTGCCCAGGTCCTCGAGCTCCTTGTTCTTACGGTTGATTGCCTCGGCCTTGGCCTTGCTGTCCCCCTCGAGGGACGTGACCTTGTCCATGTCGAGCTCGGGCCCGGCCTCCTCGAGGATCTTGTGCAGGGCGTCCTGCTTGGCCTCGAACTCCTTTCGCTTCTCAACCAGTTTTGCTGAGGGCATCTTTGTATCTCCTCTCGTTGACGGTTTTGTGGAAGCGCAGGTACTCCGCGTACAACGCGTCGTGTTTGGTCAGAACCCCTTCCAGCTCGCGGACGAGGTCTGCGAAGACCGTCTTGACGGCGGCGGTGCGCTTCATCGTTGCCTCGGAAGGGTGCCGATCGTCGGCTTCCCGTAGCTCTCCGAGGTCCTTGATCCGCTTCACGAGCCGTTCGGCGTCGGCTTGCAACGCCTCCATGTGCTCGGCCAGCGGCATCGAATCCATATATCGCGCTTTCGAGGCTGGCTCGAAAGTTCCTTCGCGTGTCTTGCAGTGCGCCCTCGCGTCTGCCTCTTCCCACGTGTCCGTCTTGTAGCGCAGGGCCTGGATCTCAGACTTGCCCTCCTTCACGCCGTAGATCACGTCGATGCACTTGCCATCGTGCTTCTGCTCGCAGCTCTTGCGGGCGAACCGGTCATACTGGCCGGGATCCTTGAGCCGACAGGAGTGCTCGTTCGGGTAGGGCTTCATGGCGCTCTTGATGTCCAGCAGCCGGGTCGCAACGCCGGCGCCCATGAGCACGGGGCTGACTTCGTTGACGCGGATGCGCTTCAGCACCCGAATGCGCTGGCCATTTTCGTCGCGCATCTCGTAGTCGATCTCCGGCAGGGCGTAGCTCCACTCCTGGAGATCGCCCACGTTCTTGATCGTGAGATAGGTCTGCTGGCCGGCCTGGGTATCGAGAAAG